AAGGCTTTCAAATGTCCAAAAGTCACGAACCTTGAAAAGCTTTGTGCCATTCTTATTTTCCCAAAGTTTAATTTCCCCAACAAAATCAGGGAAAAACTTATAAAAGCCATTTTCACATATTAGTTTCATATCCAACCCATACATCTGAAGTTTCAGGGTCAACATAACACGCATTTTTGTTTTTATCAAATGGGTTTCGCCCATTCAAAGAAGGTGTCAACATTTCCCCCATAAATATCACCGAAAAAGAAAATCCCTTTATAAAGACAATTTCTTGTTGTCCTAAATCTTCCAATTCTTTTGTAAAGACTTCCTGCGGAATGCCTTTTGCTTCAAATTTGGCTTTATTGCCTATATTATACCAATTAACCGCCATCACTTAAACACTTTCAAAGTTTCACCGAATTTTTTCAAAACCGACTCAATAACTTTTGATTCTTCACTTCTGTTTGTCAATGTAAAGGTCACAACCCTTGTGTCTGTGTTTTCCCTTGTTGTCACTGCAAAATCTTTCAAAGATGCGTTGGTCATGAAAACATCATCATAATAAAAATATATTTTATATGCTTGATAATTAACCCGCTTCAATATTTGTTCAAATAAAGCAAGAAATCCTTGAAATGCAACATTGTCTTTTTGTGCAACCAATGTGACTTTTACATCTGAAGAAATCACCCTTTCATAATTATGATTTTCGTCTTGTTCAAATTCAATATTGATGCTTCTTTCATGGTCATCAAGAAGAATTCCTGTCAATTTTTCATCTAAATAAACAGGAATTGAAACAATCGGAATGTCAAGATTGAATATGCTGTCTTCCCCTATATTGAAGCCCAATTTGTTCAGAATAGATGCTGAACTAATGCTTGCAAAATTAAATACCAAAACAGGTGCTGTTCCGCCTAACATTATTTAAAAACCCCCCCTGCCCATTTTCCAAGTTTGGAATTTATTAACCAATTATATAATCTTTCAAGAATACCAACACTTTTTTCAAGAAGTGGTGCAATCTTTGCTTGCATATCTGCAAGAATGATTTTGCTTTCTTCTGTTGCTTGTTGCATGCGGGCAAACATTTCATAATTGCTTAAATTTATATTTTCCGCTTCCTGCTTCTTTCTTTCAAGCTCGCTTTGCATTTTAATTGTTTCATTTGTGATGTTTTGTGATTTTGCCAAAAGATTTTCAACATCAAGCCTTCCACGCATGATTGATTGCTTTCCTTCTGTGCCTGCAAGCTTTTCAATTGCCCTTGTTGTTTGTTCCGCTGTGGTTTTTCCAAAAAGTTGTCTGTGTCGCTCTTGAACATCTGTGTTGATTAACTCCGCCAATTTGGCAACATCATCTTCACCAAGAATTTTTGCCCCAAAATATGCTCTTTGTTCAGGGCTTAATTCCCGCAAACTGCGAACCATTTTGAAAAAGCCTGTCAACAAATCTTCGTTCACAAATTCTTTCAACATTTGGTCTTTTCCCGCCTTTGCTTCACCAACTTTCACCGCATAAGCTGTCAACATTGCCCGAAAGTCTTCTTCCTGAATGCCTGCACTTTTGGCAATTGCTGTTGCTTGGAAAAGCTGTCCTGAAGAAACACCAAGTTGCTTTGCCCTTGAACTTATGTCATCATATCTTCTTAAAGTTTCATCAAGTGTTGAATTCAGGCTGTCAATGGGGTTTGTCATCATTGCTGAAATACCTGCAACCGCACCGCCTGCAATAATTCCCCTTAATTTTGAACCAACTGTCCGCAAAGCACCGCCAAATTTCTTGGCAACCCTTGCAAACCTTCCATTTAAATCACTTTCAAGCTTTCTGCCATCACTTGCGGAAATTGTCGGTTTTATATTTAGAATATAACTGTCTGCCATTGTATGCTTCCAAAAATGCTGTGTTCAAAAGTTCTTCAAAGGTGAAATCACTTCTTGTTTTTAATAATACATTAGCTTGTTGAAAAAGGTCAACTGAAAATTTTCCCAATTGCTTTATTTGTTCATCTGTCAAAAAAAAACCTTGCAATCAGAATAAGCCAAGCAAACATCAACAACAATTTCCATGATTTCATTATAGGTCAAGTTTTCCACATTCTCTTTTGAATAGGGAATGCCGTTTTCATCTTTTGCAAAGCATAGAACATTCATATATTCACTTTCGGTCAATTGAGTAATGCAAACCGACTTTGCAAGAATTCTTCTGCGGTCTTCCCTTGGCATCTTTTCAAAATCCTTCACAAATTCATCAAATGAAGTTGATGCACCAAATGCAGGGACTGAATAAAAGCCAATCAAAAGTGTGAATAAAACTTGAAAGCCTGCGGGGCTTTTCAGCCCCTTCAGGTCATCTTTTGTGATTTTATTGTTCATCTTCAATCACTTTTTCTGTCACATTGAAACTTTCAACCGCAAACATGAAAGAATGGCTTGTGTCATCTTCACCAACATTTCCTTGTCTTGGTTTATCTCTTATGACTGCATCTTTGAAGATAATATATTCACCTGTGTTGCGGTCAATGAAGAAAGCATCAATTCTTTTTCTTTCCTCAAATAACTGAAGCAAAAGTGAATAAATTGCTTTTGTGCAATCAACAACACTATATTCAACAACATCAGGTGTCTTTCCGCCTTCTTGGCTTAATATACCCATTTTGTTTGTTGCGTTTGCACCTCTAATCAAATGATTTTTCTTGCTGTATGTATAAGCAACAGAATCCAAATCCTTGAATTTATAGTTCACCCCATTATAAGTGAAACCGCCTTCACAATTCCAAATCTGTAACATCTCTTAAATCTCCCCTTGCTTCATTGTTGCTTTTATTCTCCACAATGCTTTTGGTTCAGGAATGTTGATTGAAGCTTGTGCAACAAATTGTTCATCTGTCAAGCTTACAACAACTTTGCCATGTGTGATGATGCCTTGTTCAACATAACCATCAACAACACCTTGCAATGCATCTTCCAAAAGGCTTGCTTCTGCTTCTGTGTAGTTTGGTTGGTTTAATGAAATATATTGAAGGGCTTTTGATTGAAGCTTCAATGTCAATTCTTCATAAACATAAGGTGCAACAATTGCCCTGCGGTTTGAAGCAAACAAAGCAAGTCTGTTTTGGTATTCATCAGAAGTCAACACAAAAGAAATGCTGTCTTCAAACATCAATTCAGCTTGATTGATTGAACTAATGCCCGAACCATAAGGCATTTCAATATATTGTTGATTTTTCCATGTATTAGCTGAAAGCAATTTACCAAATGCATAATACATATTTTGTGAACCATTAACATCAAGGTCATAAAATCCAACATTGCTGTTTCCATAGCCCCAATTTTTGGCTTGCTCTCTGTTTTCTACACTCCAACCAATAACACCATTGAATTCACCATCATCAAGGGCATTCATTTCATCATTTGTGAATGCACCATCAACCAAGATTGTGAAGAACTTCTTGTCTGTTGCTTCTAATATATCCGCAATATCCAATGTGTTTGTTGGCAACACATAAACAGAAGGAAGCCCCGCTTCCAACAACACATGACAATTTGCACTTGTCAATGCTTGAATTTCTGATTTTGTGGTGCATTCTGAAATTGTTCCTGTTGTCCCTTCGGGCAATGGCTTAACAACACAAAGCACCTTGCGAATGTATGCTGTTGAAGCTGATGGGGTCGGTGCATAGGCATCAACCTTCATCACATATTCCAATAAAACATCTTTCATTTTAGTTTCCCTTTATCCTGTTTATAATATTTTTAACCCAATTCAACTTTTCAAAAGTCATTTTCCCTGCGGGTGGATTCCAAGGAATTGAAATCCTGAATGTGAAATCCAATGTTGGCTTGACAAATAAATCATCATAAACCGAAAAATTCACATTGTTGTCATTTGAAGCAAAGCCAAAATATTTGGTCAAGTTCTTGTCTGCAAGCCTGCATCTTTCCTTCAAATAACCATATTTATAATTCACCGCTTCAGCATTGATGCCAAGTGTTCCCCTTACCCTGAAATAACATTCCCCATCAGCAGGGCTTGTTTTTATTTGGTCAATGGAAACATAAATGGCATTTTGTTCACTTCCTTCACCAATGTTGCCATAAATAACTTTTTCAAGTTCAAATATGCCTTTCAAGCATTCTTCAAGTTTTGGTCTGAACATTATTTCTTAAACCTCGCCTTTACATTTTTGAAAAATTGTCCTGTCATCATTAACAATTGATTAAAGCCCTTTTTCTTTGCCCAAGGGGTTGTGTTTTTGCCATACTCACCCCGCAAAATGGGGTTTCTGACAACTGCTTGAAAACCATTCAAGATGCGTTGTTTCAAATCCTGTCCGTTCATATCCTTGACAATATCATTCAACACCATGACAACTTCTTTGTTGTTTCTTATCAAAAAAGGCTTTCGCAACCACTTATATTTGCGGTCAAGATATTCAGCAACTTCAACCAAGGAAGCACCTGTTGAAACTTTGCCTTCCCTCAAAAGTGTTTTTCCTGCATAGCTTTTATATTCTCCGAATTTTGGCTGTTTTCTTTTCTTATCTTCCAACAAGCCAACTTGAACTTGGTATTTATCAAGCTTGAAAGCCAACTTCTTTGAAAGATTTTGAATTTTCAATTCCATTATTCAATCACCATGCCAATCAAAATGTCACTTCTTTTGTTTTGCTTCGTTCCAATCTCAATGCCATTGAGGGTGGCAAAGGCTCGCAATTTCTTGAAGCCATTGCCTGTTGCCCCTCTTTGGTTCATAACTTTTGCCAAGGCTTCCAAAATCAGGTTGGCTTGATTGACTTCAGGAAGAAGGATTGCTTCTTCATCTGTCAATGTTGCTTGACTTATGCTTTGCAACACTTGGTTTGCATAGTTTCTGATTTCATCAGCCATGGTTCACCCCCTTATGCAAAAGTGATTGGCTGTTTGATGATTGCACCTTCCAAATCAGGTGTAACCTGCAAAGAACCTGTCACATAGTTTGCATAGTAATATTCATTTTCTTCATTCTCGCCTTGTTTTTTGATAGTTGGTTCAGTAGTCAAATGAAGTGTTGTTGCGTCATCAGAAACCACAACAAAACCATTGCCATCATCAGAATTCAAAGCCAATGAAGGAATTTCAATGAACATTGCTTCAGGATATGCCTTTTTGAGAATGTCACGAACTGTTGTTTCATTGTCTTGTGTAATTGAACCCAAGAATTTAATTAAATCCGCACCATAAACAAAGATTTTCACATCAGAAGAAGAAGTTTTTTCACCAACTTGAAGTTTTAATGTGTTCATCAAAGCATTGATGTCTTGAACTCGGTTGAAGCCATTTCCATCAACAGCAGGGATTGCATGGTTTTCATTTGTCACATAATATGGGTCATTTGATTTTAATAAACCATTGTTTCCACCATCACCATGTAAACCATCTTTATCAAAGATTATCATGTAATCTCTTAAAACTCTGTTGTGGATTTTTTGAAGGTCAACAACTGCACCATCTGCCAATGACTTGATGAATTTTGCACCTTTTACAAAGATGTTGAAAGTTTTTTCAACTCCTCTTGCTTTGATGTGTGCTTTTTCTGTTGCTTCTTTTGTTAGAACTTCCGCAACAATTGAATCATCTTCAACATTGTATTCTTTGAATTTCACTTTTGAAATATCAACATTGTGAAATTCTTTGTTTTGCAATGCCAAAATGACTGGCGAATACATAATGCGGGCATTGTTTAAATATTCCTCTTTTTCAAGAATACCTGTTCTTAAATCAGTAGCCATTTTATTTTCCTTTCATAAATTTAGAAAATTTCTTTAAAACAATTTTTTCTTTTTTTGCGGGCTTTGGCTCGGGTTTATCCTCTATGCTTTCACTCGCTTGAACCTGAAATTCGGGTTCTTTTATTTCTTCAGGCTCTTTCAAATCCTGTTTTGCCATTAGCAACCGCCAACCATGTTGATTGCAACACATCTTCTGTTTGTTGCTTTTGTTGCTGTGTTGTCGGTCACTCCGTTTTCTTTCACTGCACCTTCAGCAAAAGTTGCATTGATTGCTGTTCCGCCTTCGTGCGAAACTTTACCATCTGCAAGAACATGAACTTGTCCGCCAAGTGTTGGTTGACAACCTGCATCAGCTTGAACATACACTTTCAAACCTGCAACAACAACTGAACAACCAACAATTTCATTTTGTCCCATGATGCCAAAAGGGGTTTCGCCGTTTACTGCAACTTTTCCTTCGCCTGCATCTGCAACAAATAAACCTTCTTCAATAGGTGCATCAACCTTTCTGCTAACAATAACATCAGATTTTCCCCTTTCATAAGGTGTTCCCAATAAAGTAGCCATTTTTTATTCCTTTCTTTTCCATTTATCACCAAGGGAAAGAAATTTTGCCCTGAAGGCATTGTCTTCCCCGCTTCCACTTCCGTTTCCGTTGGCTCTGTTTACTGCTTCAGCCCTCTTTTTTGAAGTCTGAAGTTCTGCACCAACTTCCACAATTTCCCAATATTGCCCCGACTTTGCCCGCTTTGCATCTTCTGTCAATGCTTTGAAGGCATTCGCCTTGGCTTTCATACCATCGGGAAGGCTGTCAACATTTGTTTGAACTTCCAAATATGCTTCAAGAATTGCTTTTCGCATTTCATCAGCTTTGGCAATTGCTGAAGTGTAGCTTTTGCCATTTGCGGTGTCAATAACCGACTTGATGGAAGCGGGCAAAATATCTTTGTATTTTTCCGCAAATGTTGAAATCTTCATGTTGAAATCCAATGCCTTTTCAATGTTGGCTTGGCTTTCTTCTTGATTGCTCTTTTCTTCCATGTTCTTTTTTGCTTCATCAAGCAATCTTTCATCTTTTTTTTCAGGTTCTTTCTTTTCTTCCTTGCTTTCGCTTTGCTTGGTCAAGAATTCACCCATTTTGCCCATCATATCCAAAATTTGGGCTTCTTGTTCTTCACTAAATGCCATTGTTAAACCTTCCTTTCATTTCTTTGGCTTCCTTGGCTGTCAAAAATTGAATTCCACATTTGCAACCATATCTTTCAGAAGGCATGTTGCCTTCCTTGTCCCCTTCCCCAACTTTGAAAATCTTTCCATAAAGAAGTTGATGTTCAGGGTCGGGAATTTTTGAAGAACTTGGCAACCATCTGTAAAATTGCCCTTCATGTTCTTTTTTTAGGTTCTGAACTTCATTCCACAACACAAGGTTTTCAATCCTATCTTTCAAAAGAACTTCATTGTTCAAAGCTTTTGCCTTGAATGCCTTGACTTTCTCTTTCTTCAATTTTTTCATCTTTTCTTCATAATTGTCAATAACTTTGTAAACAGTCGCTTCAACTTCCCTTTTGGAAAGTGTTGTTGATTTTAAAATTGATTGAAGGGCAAGTTGTTTCAATTCAAGGTCTGAATTCAGCAACCGCCCTTTGAAAAAGTCCGCCCCAAACAATAATTTCAAATATTGAACAGGATTGAAAATCATCAATCACCCCCGAATAAATATTCAAAAAATTCTTTCTTTTGTTCATCAGTTATGAACATTGAACTTTCCACATATGGAATGACTTGTGCAAACTCTTTGAACTTTCGCCAATTGTCTGTTTTGAACTTCAACTGAATATCAAACAACTTGTCATGTATAGGTTTGAAAACAGAATTGAAGAAATCTTTGATGCCATCTTCATTTGCGTTCACATCTGCTTCCCCTGTGACTGCCATGCCTGAAGTCAATTCACCTGCAACAAATGATGTTGAAACACCAAGCAAGGAAGCCAAACAACCATACACAAGCTTCAATCCGTCTGTTATTGGTTGGGTTTGAAGTGGTGTTGTCACAATGCTATCCCCTGCATCAAGGCATGTGCTTTTTCCGTCTTTCAATGCCTTTGCAATTGCTTCAGCTTGGCTTTTGGCATCATCTGAAGAAGATGTTGCAAGTGTTTTTCGCAAATCCGCAATCTTTAATTGAAGGGCTTTTGCCAATCCAAGGTTTACTTTTGCCCCGCCCATTATATCAAAAACAAGTCCCATATAAATTTTGATAATGTCGGTCATGGTGTATTTTTGAAAGTTCATATAAACCCCATTTGCTTTTTTTCCTTCTGCATAGGCTTTTTTGATTTCTTCCCCTTCTTGGTAATCTGCAACCCTCACAACACCGCTGTCATTCACCAAAATCAATTCTTTTTGCTTGGTCATTGCATCAGCAATTCGGGTGATTGTTCCATATTGTGCATTACTCAATTCTACACTGTCCCAAAGGTTGCGGGCTTGTTCATCTGTCATGCCCATGCTTTTTGCATAACACCTTTTTAATATTTTTTGATATAAAAGGGAAGTTTGGAAATCAACAAAGGTTGCTTCTTCAACCTTCAATTTGTATGGGTTCGCAATGTCTGTGACAACTGTTCCCCCTGTCATTGTTTTGAATATATTATGAAATGCCATCTTTTATTAACCCCATGAAAATTGCAACACCTGCCAAGCTGTCGGGTGCATCATCATGTTCAGCATTATATTCATAGTTTTTTATTTGGTCAATATAAATTTTGTTTGCCTGTATCAAGGCGGGGTCACCTTGGTTCATTTCAAACAACTGAATGTCATTCACATATCCCGCAACATTCATGATGCGTTGGTGCTTCTTTGTTGTTGTATTTCTGCCAACTGCGGGAATGCCCAATTTCCGCATTTGTATCACTGCCAAATCACCAATTCCATTGGTTTCAATGCATACCCGCCCGACTTTCAAGGCTGTGAATATCTTTTCAAATTCTTCCAAACAATCATACCATGCTTTGCGGAATGCCCAACCTGAAACAACCAAATTGTCAAAATTCCTTCCCGCAACAGAAATGGCGGTGAAGTCCTTTCCTTCCCTTGCAGGGTCAATGAAGGCAACATTTTCTTTTGCTGTGAAATCAACTGTTTTAATTTTGAAGAATGGCATATTGTCCGCACCCATAATGTTCAAGAAATATGATGCTTGAATGCTTTCTTCTGAAACACCTGCTTTTCTTTGTGCATCAAGGTCACAATCAAGTTCGGGTATATCACCCCAAATCATCAAGAATGTTGGGATTTTTTCCCGCAATTCTTGGTATAAATCCGCCTTGTGAACAGGTTGCCCAATAATCACAATGTTTTTGGTCAATTTGTAGATTTCTTCATATACCTTTTTCACCCTTCTTCTTTCTGCGGGGCTGTCATCATCAGGGGTGATGGGGTCTTCCATAATCACCAAATCAGGGTGTCTTCCACGAAAACCCCTGCTTCGTATTGTCAAGGCAATCAGGTTCGGTTCTTTCCCCAATTTCTCCTTGAAGCGAATTTTGAATTTTGCCCGCCCTTTCAATTTGGCATCTTGCTTGACAAGAATGTTTCTGATTTCTTCAATGATTTCTTTTCCTCTTTCTTGCTCTTTGGTCACAACAAGAATTTCCAATTGATGGTCTTTCATCAGGGCTTCAGCACTTCCAAGAATTGTGCCATAGTCGGTTTTCCCATATCCTCTTGCACCAAGCACCATGCGGGGAAAATCCCCTTCAAATATAAATTTCTTCATTTCAATTTGTTTTGGAAATGGTTGTGGATAATCAACAGCGGTGCAAAACTGCGAAAAGGTCAAATCCTGCTTTTCTTGACTTCCAAAATTAAAATTGAATTTAAAATCAAAGTTGGAATTCATCTGTTCACCCTGTCCCAAAGGTCAACAGTTATCTTCATGACTTCTTCATTTGTCATGATGGGCAACCGCAATTGTAATTCACGCAAACAAGCGGTGAAGCCCGCCTTTGCAAGTTCTTCAGGTGTTTCAGGTTGGGGCGGTTCTGCTTTTTCTTTCTTTTCTGTCTTCTTGGCAATTTCCCTTGCCTTTTGTAAATCTTCCAATTTTTGGGCTTTTTCTTCTGCTTTCTTTTGGGCTTCTTCAATATCTTTTGCAATTTCCTGACAATAAGCATTTGCGGTTGGCAAGCTTACATTCAAGAACTTTGCAATCTCCCTTTGTGACTTCCCCTTCTTCAAAAGTTCCCTGCAAAGCCTTTTATTTTCCGCCTTCTTGGCTTTTCCGCTGTTCAAGTTATTGTTCAAGACTTTCCCCCTTTGTTCATTAAACACCATTTTTTTGATGTTTAAACCTGTTTAAATATAAAAACAACTAAAAATAAAAATCAAGTATAAAAAAGAAGGGGCGGTGTTTCCCCTTCCTTCTTCCTTTGGTCTTCCTGTTTACTCTTTGTTGGTGTGGTGGAATTTTCCATCGCCTGACTTCTTCCAAACTCTTTTGCGGTTTATCTTCATTTTCTTTTGAACCTCACCCAATAAACAACCTAACATTGGGAATGGCATGTCTTCAGCAAATTTGTTTTCAAGATGTCTTCCAACATGGCTTTCCCATCTTCTTAATCCACCAAGAACAATGAACACATCTGCAAATTCTTTCATCTTGTTTTCTTCTCCTTTTGCTTCTGAAAGTTCTTTGAATTCTTCTTCCAATTTGGCAAGTTGTCCGCTCAAAGTAGCATCAGGGAAAGTTTCCGCATTCCATTCCTTTATTTCTTCAAGTTCCAAGTGAAAAGCACTTAAAACAATTTCTTTTATTTCTTTTTCAATCTCTGTGTTTCTTTTATTAAATAATCCAAACATTTTTTCTTCCTTTCTAATGTGCAAAAATTAAACATAAAATCCAAAACAAAACAAAAATCAATCTAAAAATCCAATCTTTTATTGATGATTTTCCCCTTTTTGCTTTTTCATGAACTTCACAACATTGTGAACATGCCTTTCTATATGCTTTTTCAAGGTCAAGGGCTTTCAACAAATTGTTTGTGAATTCGCTTGTGATGGGCTTTTGTCCCTGTTCAAGCTTTTGAATGTAGGTTTCAGAATATCCAACCAAGCCCGCAAATTCTGCCTGTGTCATTCCTTTCCTTTTCCTAATCTTCCGCAATTTTTCAACTGTCAAAATCTCTTTCATTCTTTTTCACTCCCTCTTCAATTTTAATAATATTGTTTTTTATGGTCAAAAGGTTGGCAAAATCAACCGCAATTCTGAAGCTATCATATTCACCACCCATTTCAATGATATAGTCCTTCTTTTTCCCTGTTGGGTCTTTGTAGATATTCAAGAAGCACCCTTTCTTTTTATTCATCATCAGTTCTTCCACCCATTAAAATATATTCTGCAATAAATTCTTCATTTTGCTTCATTCCTCTCATTTTATGGTCACCAAGCAAGAATGTATGCATTGAAGGAAAACCCAATTTCACAAGGGCTTTTCCCAATTTATTTGCTAACATAGGATTGAAAGCAATTGTTCCTTGTTCCTTTACTTCTACACCCCAAACATCAGGCATTTTTTCAAATTTTAATATTTCAGGTTGTTGAAAACTCAATGTGAATGGTCTTTCATTATAAAATGTTGCAACAGCTCCAACCAATGCATCATCTGAAAAAATTGTTGCATTCATTACATGATTTTCTTCTTTTTTGTTATACTTCAAAACTTTTTTTAATAAAACAGGAATTTGCAAAACAAAATTTCCTTCAAAATTAAAGTCACCTTGTGTTGGATACACTTTCAAGGCAATGTGTCCATCAGTAGCAAAGAAAACAGGGCTTTCCCCTTCTTCACCAAATACAAATATATTGTCTAAATCTCTATCATTTCCCGCAATTTCAGCAAGTGCAAGAATTATTCTATTATCAACAGTTATTTCCATGATTAAAGTTCCTTTACATATAAATATTTTTTAAACCTTACATCATCACCAAATCTGTTTGTTCTGACAATCCATTCATCATTGATGATGTGTTTCTTTCTTAACACAAATATAATTGCAGAAAGCCTTGTTGCCCCATATTCTGTGAAGGCTTCAAAACTTGTGATGCTTTTATATTGCTTTAGGTGTCGCAACACTTCCGCTTGCAATGTCATTTTTCCCTTCCCTTTCAAAATTATCTTCATTGAATAATGTTTTCAGGGCTTTATTCACCCGCCCTGTGGGTTTGTAGTTGTCAACAAATACCCCAATGGGCAAACTGTCAACAAACATCAATTCGTCTGTAAAATATACAACATCAAGGATTTCTGAAGCCCTCAACACAATCACTGTTTCGCCCCATTCACTCTTGAATTCTTGTCCCTCTCTCATGCTTCACCACCATTTCAATAATTTCAAACAATCTTTCCAAACCTTCAACAACAACTTTTTGTTGAAATCTTTTTATTTCAGTTTCATTGTTCACTTGGTATATATAAAGAAACTTTTGGTCATTTCTTGCCAATTTTCCAATGTGTCCGAACTTTTTTTCTGTTGTTATCAAATACATTTTTTCTCCTCTCGTATTCTTCAACAAGTTCTTTTGTTGGCTCTATCGGGCAAATGAACTTGGTTTCATAATCGTTTTCACCATAAGACTTGCCAATTGCCCAAATTTCACCATCTTCATCATATCCTTTGAATATTGCTGTTTTCATGTTACCAAATCCCCAATATTTTTGCTTCAACCAACAACAAAGCAAATAAAATCATAAAACATTCAGTTTTTGTGAATTTCTTCACCATTTTTTCGCCTTGATGCCATCTTCTTTGAAATGCTTCCCATTCTTCATTTGTGAAGCCTTCTTCCTGCACTTCATACCATTTGCCATTCACTGCATCTTGTTTATATTTCTTGAATTCCATTTTAACATTCCCCCATAAGTTCAATAATTGCATTTAAAACATTTTCATTTTCAATCAAAGAATAAAAAGTTTCATAATCAGCATTTTTCAATTCTTCAATCAATTCATCTTTTGCATCTTCAAAGGCTTGGTCTTCATCTTGTATTATATCATCACGAACAGGAATATATGCAACCCCAACATCAACATAATCATTATCATGCCCCTGAAAATAAACACCATCTATTCCCCTGTCCAAATCTTTTTCAAGCAAAGAATCCGCCCTTTCACTAACTTGCTTTTTCAATGCTTCAATAAATACATTCTTCAAATTTTCCATTTTTCCTTCCTTTCTTATGTTGAAGAGGCGGGGTTTCCGCCCCCTGTGTTTTAATACTTCGCCAACATTTCCTTCATAAATTTTGCATCTTTTCCTTCTGCTTCATATTCTTTGATTGTTTCTTCAATTACCCTTTTCATTTCCGCTTTTTCTTCTTCGCTGATTTTTGGGGCTTCAGGCTTTTTCAACTTTTCACCTTTCATATTTTCACCCCTGAAAAAATGTGCAACTTCTTCATCAGTCAAAAAGCGAATTCCATTCATTGCCAAGAAGTCTTTGTTCACCTTTGCTTCTTCATAAGAAACAAAAACCAAATCTTCTTTTGTGCAATTTAAACCACCTTGACAATGTGGGATTAAAACATTTTGATTATTTAACATTCTAACAACACCACCATTGCAATCAATAACATTTCCAATATATTTTTTCATTTTGATTTCCTTTCATATCTGTTGAACATATCTATTATATACACCATATATTTTTAAAAGTCAACATATTTTTTCATATTTTTTCATATTTATTCACAATCAAAACAAAAAGCCTTGGTTTTCTTACATTTTCAACCTTTCAATAATTCGGTCAAATGCATCTTTGTCCCAATGGTCATTCTTCAATCTTTTCAATTCTTCAATGGTTTGCATGTTTAAATAAATCACATCTCTAATCCCTTTTTGATAGCCTTCGCCAAAAGACTCTGTTTTTTCATAGTTGAACCATTGCTTTTTCATTATAACTAAATTAAATATTTTTATCTTTTCCATTTGTTTTTCCTTCCTTCGTTTTCATAGCGGTTTCCCAAAAGTTCCAATTTCACATCATCTTCATTCAAATATGAATAAGGAATTTCAATCTTTCCTGCATCAACCCGCAAGATGAAACCGCCCATGTTGTTGAACCATTTTATAATTCCATTCACCTTGTTGATGTGGTCAAAAACATAATCTTCAGCATATAAAGGTTTCCCCTTGATGTCCTTTTGTCCTGTCCACATGTTTATTTCAACAAAGTTCTTTCTTCTCCTGTCCTTTTGGTTGATTTTCTTTTTGTAGTGGGTCAAATTCCCTTCTTGGTCTAATTTATACCCCTTGAATGCAAACTTTGTGAAAACTTGTCTGCCCCCAACTTTTTTGAACTCTGCAATTCTGAACATTTTCCCTTCCCTAAAAAATGCCATTTCATCAAATCTATTGCCCTTTCATATTGCCCTGTTCTTTTCCACAATGCAAGTGCAAATTTTTCAGGTTCAACAATTCCATGTTCTTGAAAATATGCTTTATCATTCCCCCTTGCATGGGCTTCCGCATGATGTTTTGGGCAAATAGGCAAACAAAACATATCATCTGATTTTGTCCCCATTCCCTTTGATTTTACTTTGGGAAACATCAAACCTTCAGTTTCTTTTGTAGGTTTCAAATATTTATTCCCAACCCGCAACAAGTGATGATGTGTGCTTTCATATTTTCCACATACTACACAAGGCAAACTGTCAATGAATTTTAAATGTTTTCTTGTCATTTTCTCAACTCTCCATGATTGCAACAAATGTTTTTTCTGCTTGCAATTTTCCTTCAATCATTGCTTTTGCAAACATTCCCCCATTTTCTTCAATAGCTTCAAGCAAAGCTTTGTAAACTTTAATTTTGATTTTTGCTTCTTGAACCAATTCTTTTTTCTTTTCTTCTGTCTTCATCTTACATTTCCCCTTGCAATAATTCATAAAACGACTGTGGGAAGTCCGCATCTGTGAAAATAAGGTCTTCCGCACCAACTTCAACATCTTGAAGCCATGCTGACTTTGAACCGAATTTTTCCATGTATTCTTTGAAGATGTTTTCCGCCTGTGCAATCTGCTTTTCACCTAATCGCCAAAGGTCGGGGCATCTATCCTTCAAAAATACCTTCAGGGCTGTTTGTGGCAATTCTCTATTCACAAAAACCGCCATTGTCATCAAATCTTCTGTTCCCCTCATGGATTCCCAAAAGGCAATCTGTTCATCTGTTCCATAAACAGGCAATTCACTATTCAAAGCAAACAAAACCGCTCTTTTATAATATATCAATTGAAGGTAAACCCTGAAACTGAAAAAATATTGTGAAACAAAACTTGCAAGCGGGCTTTTTTTCGTTTTCAAGAATGTTTTCAAATCCAAGATTGAATTTTGTTTCAGGTAGTCAATGCGGGCTTTTCTCTTGATGCCGTCTTCAGTCCAAAAGATTGAAACTTCAGGGAAACCGCCTTGAAATATATTGCAATCAAGCAACTGCCCTTCTTCTTTCAAATATTCGCAAATCAAATTGAACTTCTTGAATTTTGCCTGTGAAATCACTTCCAATGTTTGGGCTGATTTCCAAATCCTGTATTCTGAACAATTTTTGTTCAATACCTCTATTTCAGGCGGTGTGACTTTAAATTTGTTGTGGAAATTTTCGCCTTCCAATATCATTGCATGAAATATTTTGCCATCTGTCATTGCTTCGCTTGGCTTTTCTTCCCGCAATGGGTTCAAATTAGAATTGAACCAATAAAATGTTGGGTTGTCTAATATGTCCCTAATTCCTGAAGAACTCAATCTTTTCTCATTGTGATAAACTTCATCAGGCAAATTGAAATATATTCCATCTTCCATTTTTGCACCTCAAAATAATGTTGAAAACAAATCCTTTATAATTCCCATTTTTTTAATTGTCAACACCTAATATGAAAAAATATGAAAAAGTATGTTGACAAATTAAAACAATTAGTGTATATATTAAAATGTATTTAATTTTTAACATGGAAGGAAAACACAATGAAAGATTTTCAAGCAATAGTTCAGCCCATTGAAATCAAAGCAAGGGTTTATCTCAACAAAATGAATGAAGCCCGCATTGAAAATGAAGCTGACAAGGAAAATGCGGTGATAATGTTGAAAGAAATTTCAGATTATAAAAAAGCTATAAAGAAACAGGAAGATGAACTTTCATCAGATGCAAAGAAAGAACTTGCAGAAATAAAAGCCATGTTTAATGAACCAAAATCATTTTTGAATGATGCTGAAGAAATTGTTCGTGGCAAGATAAACCACTTCTTGAATGAACAAAGGGCAAGAATTGAAGCAGAAGCCCTTGCAATGAAACAAAAGGCGGAAGATGAAGCCTTGAAACAGGCTGAAGAACTTGAAGCCTTAAAATCAGGTGCGAGGGAATATGATGCTGTCACAAGAAAAGCAATGATTGAAGCAATTGAAGCAAAACAAAACAAAATCATTGATGCAACCGCAAAGCAAATGGAAATCAACCAATCTTCCGCAAATTCAGTTGTTCGCAAGGTTTGGGCTTTCCGCTTGACTGACTTGTCAAAAGTTCCTTTGCAATATCTTCAATTGAATGAAACTGCTGTTCGCAATGCAATCAAATCAGGTGAAAGAAACATTGCAGGCTTGGAAATCTTCCAAGAATGTCAAGTTGCTATTAAATAGGGGGTTATCATGGGAAGAAAGATTTTAAAAGATGATGAAAAAGCTGTTCGCATTACAATCACAATTGACAAGGTAACTGCTGAACTTGTGGAAAAATATGCCAAGATTGAAATGTTGCCAATTTCAAGGCTGATTGCCCGAATACTTAAAAGGCATTTTGAAATGAAATAAAAGAAAGCCCCGCCATTCAGCGGGGTTTCTGTTTACAACATATTACTTGAAGTCAAAATGAAAAAAATTTTTACTTTCGTTGCATATATTATCAATTACATTTGCATTTGTCAAGATATGATTGAAAGATTTTATCATTTGCAATATAGTCCCGCACTGCTTTTGGCTGTGGAATTCTTCCTGAAGTTATCGGGCAACAGGTCAAAGGCTTACTTTGGCAAGCACTTTGAAACATCAAAATCAAGCACAAAATCACAATCTTTTTCATCACTTTTCAATTCCCTGTAAACAATCTTTATTTTTTCCGCTGTTTTTTCTTGCTCTGTGGTGTTTTCTTCCCTCTTTTGGTATAGTTGCACATCTTTTTTCAATTCTGCTTTCTGTGCTGAATTTTTGCCCGCTATATATCCACCATAAAAAACAAGGCAAGTCCACAAAATAAAAAACAACAAACTTTTCAACCAATCCATCATTTAAAGACTTCCACAATTGAAATCAGGGCTTGAAAGCCCTTGTCCGTATTTTCCGCCATGTAATATGTCACAAGCCCCATTGCCCATGATATAATCCAAGGGGCAACCTTTGCCAATGCTTCTTTCATCTTTTCCATTATTCAACCCCTATATAAAACAAATGATTGCCAATCATAAAATCCGCCTTCTTGCCTTCTGCCCAACTTGGCTTCACATTTTTTGTGTGATAATGACAAGCCCCGCAAAGAAAGTCTTTTTCCTTACCATTCACAAAGTCTTCTGCAATTGTCAAGCATTCACCCAATTCAAGCATTGATGCATTCATAATCTTTTGGCGGTTTGGGTCGTTCTTATTCCAACAAGAAAATTGCCAAGGCTTTTGGCATGTTTCCGCAATTGTTTTTCCTGAAAACCATTTTTTCGCTTTGTAGCGGTTTATTATAACACAAGCAACCGCCTTTTTTCCAATCGTCTTTTCCCCTCTTGCTTCCCCATATATGGTGCGGGCAAGGGTGTCAATGTCGTTTTCTTTCGTCATCTTCCTGCATCTCCGCAATATCTGCTTTTGCTTTTGCTTCTCGTATTTTATAAACCAAGAAAACAACAGTCAATGAAAAAGTGATGAAGGCTTGAAATTCAGGCAAATGGGCAATAATAAAAGAACAAAATGTTGCAAATAAACTTGCAAATGTTGTGTTTAATGTGTCACCCTGCATTATTTTCCAAGCCCCCTTTAGCATTTAATATTTCCCTTTTATTATAAGAAGATATTTTTCACAAAATCAAGCCCTTTTTTTGGCATACCATTTTTCTTTTGAATATTTCCCTGAATAGTCTTTATCATTCAAGAACAAATATGCATGTTCAACATATTTTGAAACATCATCTTTATACATGGGAAAGAAATCTGAATACACCATATTCATTGCCCAATATACACCATTTTCAGAATATCGGGCATTTGATGTTGGGTGTCCTGCATCTGCAAAAACCTTCAAAACAGTTTCTTTGTTCCATTTTTCACCTTTGGGGTGTTCCTTGCTTTCATTCTCCATTTTATCCACAACCGCTTTTGCTTCTCTATCAGTTAGGAAGAAGGAAAATTCATCTTCCATTGCTAACATGAAATTTTGAACCTTTTCAGGGTGTCTTTCTTCCATCTCATCAATGAATTCACCAATCATGCAGGCAAGAAGTTCCATATCTGACTTGTCACCCTTGCTTGAAACCTTTTCAACTATTTCTTTGTATTTTTCCATCATACACCCCCTATGCTGTCGCAAATTGTGGGTCGCAAGGTGTATTGAACAAAATCACATAAGGTGTTCCACCTTCCGCAACATAAGCCCCGCCGTTTGCTTTTGCTTGTTGCATTATTTAACCCCCAAAACAGGTTCTTTTGAATGTATCTGTCCAAGCCAATTTTCAAAGCTTAAAACATCAACATGCGGGAATTTTGGGTCATCTGTTATGTCCCGCAAATATTGTCTGTAAAGAACCCAAAGTTCCTTTTCTTCTGCTGAAATAGGAAAATCAGGCAACATGCGAATGTCGGAATCGTTCAAAAGTCTGTCCCTGTCCGCTCTTTTCATTTCTGCAAGTTCTTCTTGCGTTGGTTTTGCAGGTTCTTCAATCACCCATGTTTCAGGGTTTATGACACAACCATTTTCATTACACCAAATCGCACCTTGTGTATAATTTGCCTTATCTAATTTATCACCTATTTTGAACATCTGATTTTATCCTTTCATTATGCACCTTGTCCACAAGCAAACCAACTCGCCATAGGGCTTCCAAAAGAAGTGACCTTAAAGTTTGTTGTCGTTTTATTGTTACAAAATATTTGTCCATCATTATATGTAAGCACATTTTGATTATTAACTTGTGCTAATAATAAATAATTAGCGTTTGCATACGGCTTTAACAAAGTAACAGTTGTCCCCGCTTGTTTAGAAGTAACAAGCCCACCTTGTTCAATCCAACCGCTTTTATAAATTCTATACCAACCATTTGAATCACCGCCTTTTTCAACAACATAATCAATATTTGCATCAACATTTGATAAGCTTGTGTTTGCTTTGATGTTCAAATCTTCATAAACTTTATTTATGTCAACTTCAACATTTGCGGTCTGTCCTTCGGTGGATATAACCATATAATAAAACACTTCAACAGAATTTATTTTTCCTTCAATACCTGATTTTGTTGGGTTTGTGGTTAATTTAACAGAGTTCCAAGTACCTAGATTTTGACCGTTTCCAAATGATGCTATACTTGCTGATGAATTACCAAATCCATAAGCACTCATTAAGTTTGCTTCTACTGTTTGGTTTCCGTTTGTGTACACGATTGCTCCACCATTACCAACAACAGGAATTGTTCCATTCACAACACCTGAACAAAGGCTGTTGCCCAACTTTGGAATTCTTACATAATCATTTGAAACAACAAACTTTCCGCATTGTCCTGTTTCTGAAACTTCCAAATTGAATTCTTCTTCTGTGCATGCCTTCCATTTTCCCGCTTGCACATTTTCAACAACTTTATTGCAGAATGCTTCATAAGTTCCAATGCGGGAAATGGTTTTTCCATCAAGAAGTGAAAATCTCTCATCATCTATTTTTCCAACTGATGCAAAAATTGAACCTATGGGCAAAGATGTCCCCAACCATGCTTTTAATTGTTTCAAGGTCACCGCTTTTGTGTCCGTTGCTGTGTCAACAGGCAAAACCATGTCTGCCAATACTTCATCAGCAAGTTCCAATTGTGAAATTTGAATTTCTTCTGTTGCCATTATACTTTCCCTTCTTCATTTAAAGTAAATTCAACAAAAGTTCCCGCCTTTGTCGTTGCCTTTAGAATTTGAAGCAATTCCCTGTCGGTCACTTCTGCTAATAATTGTTTAAATATGATTGCTTTGCCATCTTTGGTGATGACTTGTTTTTTTGATTTTGTAATCCACAAATAAAACTTTTGAACAGGGGCAACAATGTCAATCTTCAAATGCAATGGTTCTTGTGTAATTGTGATTTTTGCTTCCCTGCCAAATATCGCATATAAAATTTTCAAATATGCTTCAACAGAACCCAAAGTTTTTTCACCCTCTAAAATTTGTGAATAAGCCTTCACAAACAATGATTTTTCCAAGGTCTTATATATGGGCATCAATTGTTCTTCATAGATTATTCGCCCTAATTCGGGGCTTTGATATGCTGTTTTATAATAGTTTTCTATATCAAGCAAGGTTTGTTGTGCAAGTTTGGAATATATATCCCAAAACCTCTTTTCTTCCTGCTCTCCTGTTACAAATTGAACCATCAAATCACCTCAACTTCCACATCATCAGGGTTGATTGTGAATTTTTCATCAAACATTGCTTCAAGAATATCTGTTTTATATTCTCCATTTGTCATGTAACTTATATTTATTTCAGAAGCAAAAGGCAAATCCCTATCCCTGCACAAGAAAATTTGCGGTTCAAAGTCAAATCCTAATCGGTAAAACTTCGCAAAATTTGCAAGGAATTTATTTTTTATTTCAACAGGTGTTTCAACAAATAATGTGCTATTTTCTGAAACTCTCACTTGAATTTTGATTTTTAAAGCTGTTTCAGAAGGAAGGTCAAATGCATAGTTGAAAACTTGCCCATTTGATGCGGTCACCTGTCCTTGTTCTGTTCCGTTGTAGAATAAACCTGCACCCATATTTTCATGAAGAATTTTGAATATTTGGGCTTTGCGGTCTTCATAATCATCAGAAGTGTTGTCAACATCAACCGCCAAGAATATTTGCCCCGCTTCACTTTCATCTTCAATTCTTTTTATTGAAGAAACAAGCCCCAATTCTTCTTTGATTATTTGCATGATGCCATCATAAGAACTGCGGGGAATGACTAATTCTTCATTTTGTGTTCTGATATAGTCTTGAAGTTTCACCCCAAGTTCTGCAATGTTGTTTTCAACAGTCATCAAGCCTTGAATGGTTGCATATAAATATTTCCAAAGGTTCGTTCCTGTGAAGCTTTGTGAAGTGTAGCTTGTTCCAAATTGTTCATTCACAACCTGAACACATTCTGCCAAAATTGTTTCATAGCTTCTTGGTGAATATCCGTTTGT